CAAGTCAATTATAACGTGTAATATGTAGTATGTCAATATTGGACTTACCGTCCTCTACTTTCAGTATGAATGTTCGTGTCCCTCTATGGGGGTTTTCACTAACTCCTCATATGACAAATCCTCAAGTTCATAATCAGTCTTCATTAGACCAACCATTCCCTTGAGGGTTTCCCATGTCTTATTAAATTGTCCCTCACTTAAATTGTTATACAAACACTCTTCCTTTGCATAGATGTGATAAACCTTTTCCATAAGAATTTTTTACCCGGAATTTTTTTTAGGTATATGTATTTGCTTTTCGCATTATATATGAAGGTCGATCTGTCACCTCTGTAGGTTAGGGTAGTATGCCGTTTTTATATACGCCCCCATAAACCAACGGAACTGTCATATCACCCTTTATCATATCACGGAGGGAGACTGATGTCAACCCCCGTGTCACTAAGTATCAAATAGGACTGCTACATCACCAGCTGACAGGAACACTCAGGTCCTCTACGTAACTATCAATCACCTGCTCATTTCCCTCTAATTCAAAAAGATTCTCCCAATCAATGTTGTGTGGGTTGAAGTCTTCTAGCACCTCAATATCCAGGGTGATTCTGTAACGTTGCTTCTGTGCCTGACTGATAGCGACTGACATAAGTGGTGTCCTGGTGGTGTGACTTTACTAGTATAGAATACCTGAGAGATATTGTCAATCTTCCAATCAGTATTTATAAGAAACACTGATATTTTTGTGTTGTCAATCCCTGGTAAAACTTATGAGTGCCCCCTTGACATTTCTGCGAGTGTGTGATAGACTGCTGCCTAAGATCACTACACTATGAGACATTTAATTGAGAACAAAAAGACCCTCTAAGTAACTCCAAAGATACTCCAGATACCCTCCCAAGTACATCAAAAGAGAACATTCTCAATAACAGTATAAAATAGCAAAGCATATTTATAATACCATTTAAAAACCTTTTTTAATCAATTAGTGTATTAAATGATACCAAAAAGAGAGGAATTACCCTCTCTATGTGTTATTCAGTTGTTTGTCTTATCTAATCAATAGAGTGCTTCAATTGCCTCCAGGATGAGAAGAATATCGTTGCCATTCTCTGCG